GCATGAGCTTCTTGGTTTCCTTACCAACCTGCTCAGAGACACGGTTGCCGCTCTTCAGCGACTCTTCGATGGACGGCATACCGCCACTGGCCATCTTCTTGACCGTGCCGCCGCGCTTCATGCCACCAGCCGGCTTCATGCCGCTTTTGGCGGCAGCAGCCTTCTTTTCTGCTTCAGCTTCTTCCGCAGCACGGAGGCGACGAACTTCCTCTGGGTCTTTAATACCAAAAAGATGCGCGGCGGGTGAGTCGTAGATGGTCCCCCCAGCGAGAGGACCGAGCAACACTTTGAGAGGATCAAGTTTAGCCATCAGACGAACCTTCCTTTAGTCTTACCCTTGGTGGCGCAGCCGTCTGCGCGCTTAGAGGCCGTAGAACCGCCCTTGGCCATCTTTTTGACCTTGCCGCCCTTCTTGAATGGGATAGCTGCACCAGCGCCAATAGCGCCACGGCGGCCAACGCCAAGGGACACACGCTCGCCGCCTTCCCCACGGATGGTAGGGCCAAGATAACCAGCAGTGCGGGCAATCGGCATAGGAGCACGAGCCGGAGCCGAGCCCATTGCAGGACCAGCCATACCACCGCCGCCACCCGGCATCGACGGGCCCATACCACCGCTGGACGAGCCACGATTCAGAGAAGCAAGGTTGAAGTTCTGAGGGCGCATACCCTCGACGACGAGTTCTTCGTCTACCCCACCACCATCAGCGTAACGCTTCTTCATGCTACATCCTTCTGTGGAACAACCATCGGGTAGAGGACGTCGTCCCCATAGTTACCGGTGTACTCCTGCACACCCATGTGGCCGAGGCTGATGGTCGGATCGACCCACACTTCATAACCCAGCTCGCGGGCACGGTCGCAGAACAGGAAGTCCTCGCCCATGTAACCCTCGTCGGTGAGCTTGAAGTCGAACAGGGCCGGGACCGTCTTGCCGCAGCGTTTGTCGTAGTACTTCCACTCTGGGTGCGCGGCGATCATGTCCTCGATGACCTTGCGCTGAATCAGCATGAACGCTGTCGCTACGCGCGTAGCCCGAACAAGGCCCATACCGTTCATCGTCAGCTCGCCATTCTCATCATAGTCGAGGTCTGCGATGTAGGTTTTCTGTACGTCCCGGACGCGGGGGACACCCGCCACGATGCCCTTCTTGGGGTCTTGAGCCCACGCCATCAGGCGCAGGATGTCTTCAGGCTCGAAGTTGATGTCCGAGTCGATAAACATAAGGTAGTCAGCGTCCGACTCCAGCAGGTCCTGCACCAGCAGGTTGCGCGCCCGAGAGACCACCGAGCAGCCACAGACGCTGCCGATGTTGATGTCAATACCGTGCTTAGGAGCCAGCTGCGCGAAGCGAGCAAGCGAGACCGCAAGCTTCAGCGACACCTTGAAGTCGTAGGCGGGGAGGCCAATGAAGACCCCTTTTCCCGCCATATCGAAGCCTTTGACTGCTTGCATGGGTCACCCGTAGAAAACTGTAGTGGTTAGGTTAGCATCCAACCCTACATAAATCCCATTTTCAGCTAGAATGCCTTCGCCGGGAACAAGGATAGAGTATGCCACAGCATTATAGCTATCAGCTTCCAACAATACAGTTAAGTAGGCCGTTACGTTACCCGTACCCGATGCCGCCGTAGTAACCGTGAAGGTGGTGGCATTAGCAGTAAGGACGGTGTACGCGCCGTCCACAGCGGTACCGCTGGTGAAATCTAGGAATACCCTATCACCGGCAACGAGATTATTTGCTACCGTAACTGTTAGTGTGGTTGAGGTAATGCTGTACGTACCCGCTTGCGGATCGTTGTCCATAAAAAGGACGTGCCTTGCTGCCGCAGTCGCGTTTGCAGAAATAATAGCCCCCTTCAAGCGGGTGCGGGAACCGTACGCAACACCTGAAGTAGACCGGTGTTTGGATTTGACATCGTATTGCATACCCATAGGGGTGGCCCTCCTATTGAGCTATTACGACGCGGTGGTTACGGCGATCCAAGTGGTGCCGCCATCCGAAACGAACAAGCGGGTCGAAGCCGAGCTACCATCGCTGCGCAGGTAGATTGAACCCTTGGCAGCAGCCACGGTCGGGGCACCCGAGCCGATGTAGACGCCCATGCCAGCAGCCGTGTTGGTTGCGATGAACGCAGAAGCGCCGCCAGCGACAAGCGCGACGTTGCTGTCAGCCGTGACGTTGCCAGTTGCCGATACCGAAGCTGCCGTGACAGCGCCAGTTGCCGCCAGAGAAGTAACCGACATAGCGGGGCCAAGGGTGGAGGTGACGGTAACCGCACCAGTCGAAGCGTTGATCGAGATGGTCTGGAAGCCGTTCTCAGAACGTACCGGACCGTTGAACGTGGTATTCGCCATCATTTATCTCCGTGTAGTAGCACATACCCATACCGTCGCTACTACGTCTGCTAGGACAGTCGGCACGGGTTAAATACCTAGTGGCGTACTTGTAGCACGACACAGAGACAAAGAAAAGACCCCCCGACTTTCGCCGGGGGGTCTCGAAGTCCTAAACTTCCCTAGGACTTAGCTTAGGCTGCGCCTTCGCTGCCGTACATGCCGAGCGGGTCGCTCCAGCCGAAGCTGTAACGCTCGCGGCTCTTGTAGCGAACGTTGCCGGTGTCGAAGTCACCATCCATGTTCTGCGCCATCGGCGTACGAACAAAGTGCTTCAGGCCGTTCGGCACATCGGTCGTCAGGAACCATGCGTCCGGGTCGGTCAGGAAGTGGTTGACCGTGTACCCTTCAGGAATAGCACCGTTCGACTTGATGGCGTTGATGTCGTTGTCGGAGGTCGACACGCGGAGTTCGGTCTCCAGCAGTCGAGTCGCAACGAACATCAGGCTAGGCGGAACAACCAGCTTCTTCGGCTTAGCCGCGATCAGCAGGCCACGCTCGTCGGTCCACGCAGCAATCTGGATGACCGCAGCCTCAAGCGAGGTTTCGTTGAGGTCAGCCGGGGTGCTGGGGATGTTCGAGTTGGTGCCGCCACCGACCAACGGGTGCGAAGCCGAGAACAGAGCCACGCCATCGCCACCGGGATAATCGGCGTCGAAGCCGTTATTCAGGACAGCCGCAGCCTTGGTCTGCTTGGTGTACGCCATGGCACGAGCAAGTGCCTTGGTGTAGCGGGCCGACAGCGAGTCGTACAGGTTGTCTTCGATGGCTTCTTCCGTGATGGAAAACCCGAGAGCAATCGTCTCGTGGTTGTAGCGAGCCGTCCAAGCTTCCTGTGCGTTGTCATAAGCGATGGCCGAACCTTCGTTCTTCACCGGCGCAGCCGAGAAGCCCGAGAGCTTGGTTTCTTCTTCGAACGAACGCTCAGAGCTTTCCGTTTCGAAGATTTGCTTATGCTCTTCGCCGTAGCGTGCGTATTCGAGGCCGAACAGGGCGTTCAGACCCGGCAGAAGCTCCTTGAGAAGCTGTGCGCGTGAAATTGCCATTGTTCAGTCTCCTTACACGCCGGTTGGGTTGAGGTACTGGTGCATACCCTGATTCCACTTGACGATAACCTCGGAATACGAACCGGGGTTACCCGCCAGAGCGGTATCGGGGATGACGTCCACCACGCGCACGGGCCACGTCGAGGTGGTTGCGGTGGTCGAGCTAACAGCCACGCGGCTGTTACCAGTGTTCGTCAGGCCCGAGTTCTGCACCAGAACAGCGTTGTTACCGACCGAAGTACGGTTCACAAAGCTCATGGTGGTGCCGCTCGAAACCACGGCGACCTTGAACAGCGCATCGGGATCGTCCAGCACGTAGGCCGTGATGCCGCTGATGTTCGTGGTACCGGGGTAGTACTGACGGAAGGTCAGACCAAACGTCGGATCGACGTAGGTGCAACCAAGGAACACACCTACCGGGGTAGCGGCGCTCGTACCGGTGTCCTTGTCGAGATTGCCGTCGCTGTTCAACTTGACGACGTCACCATAGAAGATGGCCGTGGACGAGTTGACAGCAATCGGAATCTGACGGGTGGACCCGGCAAACACCTGACCGCCGATAAGATTAATCGGGAGAAGCCCGTATGGGGCTTCAACAGCGGGATAAGCCATAATTAGCTCCTGTTATCTGCCTTTGCCAAATGATGTCGATGACTTCTTCTCACGGAAGAGAGGCATACGAGCATCGCTCTCGCGCATAAAGTTGTTGTCCACTGACTCCATCTGAGACTGATTTTTACCAGAGAAGTAAGACTTACGCTGGTTCATCAGTTCCATCGGGGCTTTGCAAAGCAGCAACCCTGCGACTTCGACGTTGTCCTTGAAGCGGCTGTCCGGATCGACCATCAGGCTAAACTTGGGTTGCTCGCTAATGCTAACAGGTTCCCAACCTTCGCGCAGCTTAGCCGAAATATTCCGGGGGTCCTTCTCACCGTTCGTGGAGACACGAATCCAGCGATAGGCGTAACCCGGCTGCTTGTCTGGCTCGGGCAGCGTTGATGCTGGGGCCCAAACTTCGACACGCTTTGTTTCTTCACGCGTCTGGCGAGGCGCACGCGCTTCACCAAGAGTTTCCATGACGTCGTCAAGGGAACGAGTATCACGAGTAGCCATATTAGTTCTCCGTCTTCATAAGTTCACGAGCGTACTGCTCGGGAGTAAGACCCAACCTCTTGGCGATGGCCAGCTGGGACTGTTTCAGCACAATCTTTTTGGGGGACCGGCTGCGTGAAGCAGGAGCTACGACATTCGCGCTCTTGTTTTCGCGCGAAGAGGTTTTCGGAGCCTCTTCATCCCCGAAGTAATCGGGGAATCGACGGCGCATCGTTTTGTCGACGGCTGTCCAATATTCGTCGGAACCCACATACTGCGGGCCACGTTCATTAACGAGCTTCTGGTGAAGCCCGAGAGCCGATGCAGTCATCTCCGGATCGGTCCCGTACCACGTATTACGCTCTTGCCACGTAACCGTTTTCTGGTCGAGCCGGGGCTGTTGCACCTGCTGCGGTACAATGTCTACCTCAGTTTCCGGCTGCTGTAAAGTAGGTCGATACTGTTCGACCTGCTGAAGCCGCAAAGTAGCCCGCGAGAGCTTTTCTTGAGCGTCGACAACCTTGTCAGCGTCACCAGACTCGTACGCATCGCGGTAAGCCCGACGGGCGGCGTCGATTTCATACTCGGCGGTCTGCTTATAGCTGCCGACAAGCGACTGTTCGCCTTCCGACAACGTCCTTTTCAGGCGACGGTTCTCTTCCAACAGGCGATGGGCGGCGTTAACGGCCTCCTGCTGCTCGCGCTGGACGCGCTCCTTCTCCCGGCGCTCGTCGTGCCAGACCTTTTTCATCTGCTTGAGGCGGGTTTTGACCTTGTCGGAGTATTCTTCGAGCTCGTCGTTCTCCAGCTCCTCGACAATCTCCTTTGGCATGGGCTCACGGCCCCTGTCAGCCTCCGGAGTATCGTCTACGACCTCCAACTGGGTATTTTCGGCGTCTTCAGCTTCGACTTCCCACTGGAAGTCGTCATCAGCGGGCTTGGTAGCCATCACTTCTCTCCTTTGTACGGGAAAACGCCCCCGTTAGGCGCGCGAGATGCCTCGCGGGTCGTCCACAACAGCTTC